AGATACTGCAGCGCAGGTAGCCATGACGGCGGCAACAGCGGCCTGGAATGCTGTATGTGCAATAGCAGCAGCGGTAACAACGGCATTGGGGGCAGCTATTGCCTTTCTTACCAGTCCGATAGGCCTGGTTATCATTGCTATTACTGCACTGATTGCTGCTGGTGTCCTACTGTATCAGCACTGGGATACAGTCAGAGAATATGCGGCTGTGATCTGGGATGCAATTCGGGAACTGATAAGCGCTGCTATTGATGCAGTGAAGGAGTTTGTTTCTGATACGCTGGATGTTATCAAGGCAAAGTGGGAAGCAATCTGGAATAGTATCAGGACATTTGCTCAGTCTGTTTGGAATGCAATAAAGACAGTAGTACAGACGGCCATTGAGATGGTAAAGACCATTGTCATCACAGTGATGGATGTGCTAACTACGCAATGGCAGCTTAAATGGAATCTCATTAAAGCATTTGTCGCTGCACTGTGGGAAGCTATTAGATTGCTGGCTAGTGGAAACTTTGAAGCAATCCGTGATAAACTTTCTGAAATCTGGGATTCTGTGAAAGCCACTATCGAAGAAAAATGGACTGAAATCAAAGAGTGGTTTGCACAGATATGGCAGAGTATCAAGGATATCTTTAAGCTGGATGAGATGCTTGAGATTGGTAGAGGTATCATGAATAAGCTCTGGGACGGCATGAAGCAGATCTGGGATGACATTACCGGCTGGTTGAGTGGCGTTGCCGATTTTATTGGTAGTGCTTTCAATTCTGTAATTGATAAGGCCAAGAGCACCTTCAAAAAAGCCCAGAAAGAAGCCGAAGAAGATGACGAAGACGACGGTGGTGGCGTAACATCGAATGGAGCGGTGACAGCCGGTAGCGGAAAATCTTCATCATCTGGCGGTCCTGGTGTAAAGGGACATGCTTCTGGCGGTTTCCCTGCATCTGGTCAAATGTTCGTAGCGCGCGAGAACGGTATTCCGGAGATGGTCGGCAGTTGGGGCGGACGTGCTGCAGTAGCGAATAACCAGCAGATTACCCAGGGCATCACTCATGCCGTCCAGAGTGGCATGAGATCCTGCATGGCTCCGTTAGTATCCAAGGTGACAGCCATTGCACAGAATGCAGCACCGCCGCTGACAACAGTGGGTAGCGCAAGCAAGCCATATTATGCGGATGCTCAGATGCTTCAGAACCTGGCTGATCGGGCTATGGGTCTTGATACTACGAGCATGAGTGAACAGTATCTTGTGGTGATGGTGGATCTGCTAAAACAGATTATTGAGTTGATTGAAAATATGGACTTGACTGTCAATATCGATATCAGAGAAATCAAAAAGAAATTGACGGATCTGGAAAAACGATCCGGTTACACTTTGAAGACAACGTAAGGAGGCGGTAACATGGCGGTAATTACAATCAACGGTCGGGAGTTTCCGTCTCCCGACATCGGTGGAAATCTGGTTGTAGCTACGAACGTGAGCGATGGGAAGAATGCCTATGGAGAGTTTGTTGGTCAGAAGGTTGGACGAGATCAGTATAAGTTTGATTCCCTGCAGTGGAAATTTCTGGATGCTGCCACTTGGGCGGCTATGCTGCAGGAGTTCGATAAGTTCGTGGTAACGGCCCGGATTCCGGATATGGTGAATAATTGTTTCCGGACGATCCGGATGTATCCTGGAAACCGGACGGCAACGCCGATCCGGTTCAATGCTTCCGGACTTCCTACCATGTATCAGGATTGTAAGGTTAATATCATAGACTGTGGGGTGGTGGAGTAATGCAGGCGGTAAGCAATGCGTACAAGCAGGAGATGAAAAAGCAGCTTCGCGATCACTCATACATGCGTGTCAGCATTGGTCTGATTAACCAGGAAGCTCAGGCATCGGCTAGTGTACCGGAGCCGGAGCAGTATACCTACTACAGTAATTTGACCTGGCCGCTTAATAACTATGAGGTGAGCGAGTTATACGAAACCTGTGATCAGGATTACAGTGCTGTGGATGGCAGCATGTACTTTTTGCCGAGGAAGCGAATGGATGCTGTACTTAACCAGGGAATTGTCACAGACGGCCTCCTGGGAGCTGTGGAGATTCGGTTTCCTGTGCAGCATGATATCAAAGGCCTCACCATTGAATTTGGCAAAGCTTATCCGGTGGATTTTAATATTGAATCGGATAATGGTACAGTAGAAATCACGGGGAATACTGCTGGGCATTTTGTAACAGAGGAAATCTTTACGGGTGCTACCTTTCTTCGAATTGTGCCGGTAAAGATGGTAAACGGACAGAGCCGTTTGCGGGTTCATAAGATTACCATGGGGATTGGCATCTATTTTGACAACCAGAAGATATTGTCAGCAACCAAGAAGGAGCGGATCAGTCCGATTATGGAAGATCTTCCAACCATTGATCTGAGCATCACTATTGATAATAAGAATCGTGCATACGATATTGAAAATGAAGAGAGTACAGTAAATTTCTTAGAAAACGGTCAGGAAATCAATGTGATTTACGGCCAGGAACTGGACAATGGAAGTGTAGAATGGATACCGGGCACCACAGTTTATCTCCGGGAATGGTCAGCTGATGATGAGGAGATGAGCTTTACAGCAACAGACCGTTTTGACGGCATGGATGGGACATATCGGCGAGGTAAGTTTTATCCGGATGGAATCAGCCTGTACAACCTTGCCATCGATGTGCTTGAAGATGCGGGTGTGGATAGCCGTACATATTGGTTAGATGGTTATCTGAAGAGTGTTAAGGTTTGCAATCCAATTCCGGTGGTTACGCACAAAGAGGCGCTGCAGCTGATTGCTAATGCAGGACGATGCATCTTATATCAGGACCGGTCAGGGAATATCTTCATGAAAACCAGTTTTGTTCCAGATATGAAAGCAAGTTCGGAGAACGAGGCTTATTTTTCTAGGACAGCATCAATACTGGAAAAGACGGGAAAAAGCACTTATGCCACAGCGGAAAAAGATCACACGGATGCAACGGCAGAGCAGTTCTTTCTGCCGCGAGATGGAACATATCTGGATGTGGGTTATGTGTCGGAAGCCGTAGCGGATGAATTTGGGAGATTTGAGGAGAATCCCAGGGTTGTAATCAGCCTGGAGGCGCGTTATAAATGCTTCGGTCTCACATTGGAATTCGGCAGAAATTACCCAGCTGAAATGGTCTTCAGATCCTTTTTATCTGGCGAGCTTCAGGAGAAATATAAGGTGTCCTCATTATCTGAAGTGACTGTGGTCAGCCATGAGTTTCCGGAATTTGATAAGCTAGAACTTGAATTTACGAAAGGTGCGCCGCGCAACCGTGTGACTTTGAAACAGGTTACATTTGGAGACAGCACAGATTATGAACTGTCATATGGTAAGGAACTTACCAAGACCCCAAAAGGCACGCAGTTGTCAAAAGTCAGAGAGTTACAGATGACCAGGACAAACTACTCACCAGGACTTGAAAAGCGTCAGCTTGCGAAAGAAACGATTCCGGCTGGAAAGACGGAACATACCTTTTATTTGAACACGGCATCCCATGGGTATGACGTAGAGACGACTACGGGGGATGAGGTAAAAATCATCGACAGCACAGCTTATTACGTTACGGTAGAGATCTCCGGAGAATCTGAAACGGAAGTGATCATCAATGGATACGAGTACAACGCGGCGCAGGCCGTGGTCACCAGGCAGCTAAATCCTACCGGCACGGTTGAGGCATGGGAGAATCCGTTGGTGTCAACATCGGAGCATGCAGCAGATCTTGCTGAGTGGGTAGGTAACTATCTGCGCGCAGATCGGGAGTATGATCTGAACTATCGTGGAGAGCCGCGAATTGATGCAAACGATATTGCATTTCTGGAAAACAAATATGTTCCGGATCTGCTTTTACGGATCTATGAGCATACATTAAAATTCAATGGCGCTCTGTCCGGCACCATAAAGGCAAGGAGGGATATGAGTAATGTGGCAGCAGCCAAAAACAGACTGGCAGTCCAGTGATTTCTTCAACATTGAGGACTATAATCGCATAAAGGGGAATCTGAATGAAATCCGGCAGCAGGCTCTTATCCTGTGGCCGGATTTTGAATTTGAAGATATGGGGGAGGACAAGACCTATTCTGATTATGGTTTTTATGCGGATGAGATTAATCGGTTCGAAGTCAATGTGGACCATATCTGCGATGGGGTATTTCCTTTTGCTGTTGGCGAGAGAAAAACTTTTTACGAAAACCAACCTTTCATTGACTGGAAAGAGTTGAATCGAATCGAGGAAGCGTGCCGACTGATGTACAGCAATATACAGGGGCGTATCAATGGTCGACGCAGGCTTGCGTTTACCTTAAACGGAGGAGTGATATGTTAAAAACGGATTATAAGGACGCCATGTATGAAGGTGCCCGCAAGTACAAAATTACAGCAAACGCAGATGGTACATCTGGAATTATAGACGAAACAACATACACACAGGAAGGAGATCCTTTTGGTGCGAATGATATCAACGCAACCAATGCAGCCATTAACAGCCTGTTGGGAGAACCGGTCTACGTTACCTTTTTGGAATCAGCCTGGACCGGCACAGAGCCGCCATACACCCAGACCGTGGCAGTAGATGGCGTGACTGCCGAGGATAACCCGATGCTTGTGTCGGCTCTGAAGGACAACGCCACCGTGGAAGAGCACAGAGCTTACAACAAGGCCTTCGGGATCATCGCTGCAGGCATCGGCATTACAGCGGACGGCAGCGTAACCTATAAGGTGTACAAAAAGCCGGCTACGGATGTCATGGTCGGTCTGAGAGGAGTGTGAGAACGTGGGAAAGATAACAGCAACGGGCATTGGCAGCTCAGTCGGATCGGATGACTGCACTGCAGGCAAAGCACAGGTTTTGGAGGGCTATACGGCAATCACCAGTGACTCGGATGACGAGTCTGTAGAAGGCATCATGCCGAACAACGGCGAGCAGTCCGCAACGCTGAAATGTGGTCAGAGTAAGCAGATTCCAGCAGGATACACACCAGGTGGAACAGTGACAGCAGCAGATCTGGCATCACAGACTGGAGCAACCGCGGCAGCTAATCAGATTTCATCCGGAAAGACGGCATGGGTAAATGGTAAACAAGTGACTGGAACACTAACCGAGAGAGGACAATACCAGAGTGGAGGGGCTGCATTTACAGGGAGTTATTTTGCTATTAACTCTATGCCGGAAGGTATATACAGAAAGAATGGAGCTTCCTGGGCACCAGAAGCGCGATGTACAGCAGATCAGCTGCGAAATGTACTTGGTATTACTGCTGGAAAAATTAAAAAAGGAGAAGTTATCGCTGGCGTAACTGGAACCTGGGAGGGGTATGTGGCTAATCCAACGGATTTGTATTATAAAGGTTCCAACCCAGCAGGGTTCTATGTATCAGATAATGGAGGTGGGTATTGTTCAGCGTCATTTGATGGAGTATATATTACTGTAACATCGACTACAACAAGTGCTAATGGGTTAACGATAACTGCTGGAAGAACTTATAATCTATCTGGATATTCAAGACTTATAATCGAATTAAATGTAAGCAAAGCTACTTATTATAATGATACGAATGGTGGGCTATTTTTTAAGAATGGAAGTGAAGAACTTGGACGGCTCTGGCAGAACGGGTTATTTGGAACTGTAGGGCAGAAAACATATTCGTTCGACCTAAGCAATGTGCAAAAAGTTGTTACACCATCTCTTGATTTTATAGTACGTCAAGCAGTCATTCAGATTACTCGTATACGGTTGGCCTGACGTCAATCCTCAATCATTATACGAAGAACATAATAAAACAACAACTAGATAAAATAGGAGGAAATAATGAAGGCATTAGTTATTTATGATACGACCGGAAAAATCTGGTCAGTCACCTACGGTATAACAGAAACTCCGCAAGGGCTTCTTTGTATGTTTGTTGATATGCCTGATGGAGCCATGTTGGAATACATTGATGTGACAGATTCAAAGAATCCAAAGCCTGTCTTTTCATACCTGCCAGAGTCCGACATCGGAAAATTACAGAAAAAAGTGAACGAATTACAGGCGGCAAATGAAGAACTTTCTTCGACTATGGATTCTTTGTTAACCGAAGTGATTCCGAACCTCATGAGTGTAGAATAAAAAATTAAAGGAGATATAAAATGATGAGTACGTTTATAGCAAAACAGATTATGAAACAGGCAGAAAAATCCCTTGAACTTGGCCGTGCAAAGTATAACGCATACTTTGTT